AAAACGTCGTAACGTACGACGCACCCGCTCCACAGACAGGGTTGCCTGTGAAATTGATGCTTGTCGTCGCTGACGATTGGTACACGACATTGAACTGCCCCGCCTGGTTGAATGTGAGCACATTCCCCGCGACCGAGACGATGTTCGCGCTCCCAGCAGAAGAAACCGGGGCTCCAAAGTTCGCAACCGTTGTAGGTGCGACCGTGGAAACCAGATGCTGCTGCGAGAGCACTCCAGCGCCGGCTGGGTTAATCTGCGGCGTGAAAAACTCCACGTCGTATTCAACCCACAGCTTTCCCCAATTCACGGCCGTTCCATCGGTCGTGCACACGAAAAGCTGCGCCGCATCGTAGGTCTTCACGTCGGTGCCTGCAGGTACCGCGCCCGTACGCACGAACTTCTTGGGACCGATGGAGAACATTGCTGAGGGCCGCAGCTCACAGCAAATGTCCTTCCAAGGCGCATCCTCTTCAACGTCCTCGTACGAGCTCGCAACCTGCTCCGAAATCGGTGCGGAATCCTCCGCATCGTAATCCGGAACCAACATGCATGACCCAGGCACTCCCGTGCCCGTGCGCGTGTAGTAGCAGTAGCGCAGCTTGTTGAAGCGATACGTCTCCCACGCCTGAGCCTGCGTCGACAACCACGGAAAACTCGCAGGGAGTCCCGGATTGACGGCGAAAGTCAGAGGCACAGCAAACGCAGCGCTTCCCACCACGCTACCAATCAACTCACGATGTACAATGCGGCAGTTGTCACGGCTTGCCTGAATACGCGGAGCACGCTGGCTCTGGGCACTCGAGTACGCAGCCGCGGCAGCTGTCTGCCGACCAGCACCAGAGGTCATACCACCAACTCCGGGGTTCTGCGCGCGCGTCTTCGAACGCGTGCGACTCGACACCGGGGCTGTGGTCGTCCTGTTTCCCACACCCGCCATTGAACGATCTTTCTTGCTCTGGGCCAAGCGCGCATTGCGCTCAGCCGGGGGCAGACCACTCCAACGCTTCTTCATCTCCGCCACACGGAGGACTTTTATGGCGCCCTGCAGCAATGGACAATCAACGCCATAAAGCAAAGGCAAGGAAAAAAGGCCCTCTTCCAAGGAAAACCTCCCTTCTACCTTCGTGTGCAAAGAAAAAAGCTGACCTTCAGTCAATCTAGCCGCAAGCAACGCCCGAATCGCCGGCGTGATACTAATCTTAGATAAGTAATCATCCAAGAGTTCATTCACGTCCGCGAAATCGGAGTACCACGGCCAAAGACACAATCTAAGGCCAAGCAGGTGAGCTACACAGGACTCCTCAAAGGACAAATTGTCATTTACACGGATCCAATTACGGCTACTAAGCAACTTACCACGATTTCCAGCGGCCACCACGATATCACTACCCATGGTCCTCCGCTCTCGAAGATGATGAGACAAAAAGACAATGTCCATCGGCGACCTCGCTTCGGCCACGTCAAACTCAATCCGCACATTGAATTGCTCCAAGTGCTTCTTAAGATCGGCAATGGTCACGGCTGGATCGTCAAAGGATATCGCCAAATCGTCTCCGTTGATCAGACACCGACACCAGTCTTCCATGTCCAGTTCCGGATGCTTCTCCTGACAGAAGTCATTCACGGCACACCAAAAGTACAAGCTCGTATCCATGCTCGTATTCTCCCAACCAGACTTATTATGCATCATTTGGTACACAACCCCTTCCGAGATCACATGCCCACAATACACAGAGTCATACAGGTGGTCAACACAAGCATGAAGTTCCTTAGGCAAAAACTCTTTCCGAACGTCTCGAATCACTCGAGCCACACCCAAATTAAACCTCTGATCAGTGCCAGAACCGTCAGCGTCAAACGCATTCGAGCCTAAGCTCAAAACCGCTCGCACGAAGTTCGGTCCCGGCACTTGAATCCCAAGAGTAATAGGATGTTTCCCAAGGTTCGCAACGATCTTCTCGTTTTGCTTAGCGAAACACACTTTGCTCGCCAAAAGATGGTCCAAACCAGACGCAGCAAAAGGCCTCGTGCTCTCGCACGCGACCTTCTCTGCCAAACGCAACTCGTCCTTCAAGGTCAAGG